GCGGCTTACCACCGCATCGTCTATGCTGTTAAACTTTTCACAGTTATACATAATAGCCATGAGTAAGATCAAATCACTATACTGAGGAAGTAATCATGAGCGTTAAAACTGTAATGGATCGTCTGGTCGCTAACCGTGGTCGCTACGTTGATGAACAAGGTCGGGATCTCAAGATCGCCCAATGGTTCGCCGTTCACAACTGTCAGGAAGGTCAGAAGTTGGTTCTGATCGACAACACCGAAACTGGCAAGATGCGCGAACTGACTCTGATGCCTGATGGTCAGGTGGTCGCACATCCTAAAGTAATCGGTCGTCTGGAAGTACGTCGTGGCAAGATGCAATACGCTATCCACGTCTACAATGAATCGGGTCAAGGTAAATTGTCCGACGTCTTCGCACTGTGAGGTGCGTTGACTGCTGGATGGAGGTAACAAACCCACACTAAGGAGAGTAGTGATGAATGTCGAAGATAGATTGAAACGACTGGTTAAGAAAGAAGGACTGTATATAGATGAAGTAACGAAACGTCGTGGTAACGCGCGCTATGTCGCTACCCTCCTCATGGAGGGCATGGCAGCTAAGCTGGTGCTGTTGTTGAATGCACCACGCTTCGAGGTACGTGAGTTGTTCGTCGATCGTGATGGGAATATATTTCTCCATCAGGAGTCTCTCGGGGAGATGCGGGTTGAACGCGGTCATTTGATGGCCGCTGTTGATAAATATAATGAAGCGAAGCGGGGTCAGATAATTGACGTACTGGTACTGTGATGCTGCAACACTGATTAACACTGGAGGGCCGTCCCTCCAGTTACCTTTCTTTTTTTGATGTCATTTCTTACAGAACGTACCTATCGGATGAACTATTAGGGAGGCACGACTGTGAAAGTCAAAGGTTTCTACGTCCTTGAACACAAACCGACCGGGCAAGTGTACACAGGGGTATCTACAGATGCAGAAAAGGAAGTCAAAGACCTGTTGGCTAGCCTTACCACCGCAACGTGTACCAACAAGCGCCTGGTAGGCCTCTACAAGCGTGATCCAGATTTCAAGTACCGTGTGACTCCCTTTGCAGCTATCCCCGACGCACGAGCGTTTGAGAAGAAGTTCAGGGCACACATCCCTGACCACCTGCTAATCAACTGAGATCGAGTCATGCTGGAATTCGTAGAAGAGAAGAAGACCTATAAGTCACCTACGGGTAAAGAGTTTGTCGTCTTACACGTCGGCCGCCATGCCCAGGATTGCTCATGGCCTATGGTGGTCTACCAGAACATCCTCCCCACCGAAGATGCTCCAGCGGGCACTGTGTGGGTGATTGCTGAATCGATCTTCATGCGTACGTTCTCCAACTGATTGAGGGTTAGTTCATGAGCTATATAGACGAGGTGTTAAGGCACAATCCAGAACGTCTGTCGCAGCAAGAACGGGCAGAGCGTGAGGCGATCCAAGTCGCTGAATCAACTGGACGGTACTACACCGAACTGTGTCTGAAACACAACGGTTTCTAATCCAGAAATGATATGCCCTGAGTAGGGTATACGTTCTGGAGTTCCACCATGTCAAAAGCTTTCAGTAATTTCGATACACGGGAAATCGCTAAGCGGCAGTATCAACTGCTGGCTGATTTCAGATTCGATGATGTTCTGGGGTTCGGCGTCATCACGGCGAAGAACGGTTTCATTACCGACTACGCCAGTATCGACGTACTGAAGAATGTGTTGCTGTTCCTATTCTACGCCTTGTTGGTGGGATACGGGGACAAGGCTGCCACGATCCACGATTGGATCTATCGCGGTTACGGGATTGTGCGAGCGGATGGGACTGTCTACTACCCCACCCGAAAGGAATGTGATCAGATCTTCTACCGGGCATTGCGGGCAGAAGGTGTGGCGAAGTGGAGAGCTGCGCTGTTCTACGCGGGGGTTCGTGTAGGTGGTGGCAGTAGCTACAAGCGAGTAACTGCCAAGGCAGCGTAACGACACGGCTAGGTGGGATTTCCGCCTAGCCTTTATGTCCCTTGGTGTAAAAAATCTCTAGTCGTACATTGTAAGATTGAGTACGTACAACAGCCCTGAGACAGGAATGAGTAAATGAGTGATCTGTCTGGAAAACCAAAACCTAATAACGCGCCGACGTATATGTGTCTTTATCCAGGACTCGCTACGATCGCCCGCCGACACGGCTATGCGCTGGCCGTCCACGGCTCGCTAGCACGAGATATGGATTTAATAGCCGTGCCGTGGATCGAATCACCAGAACACCCAGAAAAAGTCATCGCCGCGATTGAGTCAGAATTCGCCATCGTGAGGATTGGTGGGCTGGTCAAAGCCCCACACGGCCGCCTTATCCAAACGATAGGTATAAAGTTCGGGGAGTGTTTCATCGATCTAAGCTTTATGCCTATCCATCCCCTATATTCCGCACAGGAAATCAACACATGACAATCTACGCACTGAATTCGCAAACCCGTTGGACTGGCAAGGTCCCTTTCGATGGTGACTGCAAGATCATGGACAGTCGGTTCATCGGCGAACAGAAAGACTGATGCTACTACTAACCCATAACCCGACTCCTTGGATGGAAGAGCTCGCTTACCGCCAGGAGTCGGCGAGGCAACACGAGGAACGTATCGAGCGGTTTAGAATCGCTCGGTATAAAGCCAGAGCCCAACGCATGGCGATTGCTGCCATCTTCGCGCTGTATGACGAAGGTGGTATCGCGCACGAAGATTTGCCTGGCCGTTGCTCAGACATGATGGACCTATTCGAGGCTGATGAATAATGCTTACCTTACTCGCTGTAATCTGGATCGTCGTCGCACTGAGCTGCCACTACCATCGGTATCAGTTCTACGAGAAACGTCCTTACCTGAAAAACCGCCGTGGCGAAGGCTTGGTTGCCTTTAGCGAGCGTCAGTACTGGTGGCTCATGACGCTGTGGCCGCTGACCGTGGTTGCAGTGATCCTCTACGGGATCATGATCATCGTCTGCGCTATCCTGGAGATAGTCGTCAACTGGTGGGAGTCTCGCATCAAGCGTTGACTCACCCCCCCCCCTATTCTGTTGGAGAAATTAACATGTTGATGAAGAAGACTGTTTTCCCAAGCCTCCGTGCTGCGATCATGACTCTGGGCACTATGGCACTGGCACCTTACACCAACAAGTTGGGTGAAGAGGTTGCTGATACGGAGCCGGAGTACAGCAATGCGATTGCCGAATACCGCGTGAAGGAGGGTGATCGTGAGTTCTCGGTTATTGTCCTCTGGGGTATCGCTGATTACTTCTTCTTGTACGACCTGGATCCGGATAAGCTGGTCATGGTCGACGGTCTCCACAACGATGACCAGTCGTACAGGAAGCTCGGCGACAACATCCTGGAAGTACTCCAGCGCTGCATGCTGGTGGGCTATGTACCGAAGACCTTGTTGAAGGCTATTCATGACTACGGTCGCGAAGGTCCTCATGGTGACTTCGAAAACATCTTCGGTGAATTGATCGACTACGTTGAAGACGTTCTCGAAGGGTTGGAAGTCCCAGATGCTTCTGAATAAACTACACCTCAGTTTGGCCTGGGGAAGGCAAACCGGTAAGACTCGTCAAAGCACGGCACTGTGGCGTTATGAGCGCTACTCCTTCATGCAAGCGATGGAGCCTATCTACGCGATCTTCCCGAAGAAGGTCTCGTTCCCCAACCTGGTAATCGATGGCGTGAAGGTGATCCGTAACTTGGAGACCACCACCTCGCATCCTCCCGTCAACGTCGGTACTATCGGTCACTGCGACTGGTAATAAGGAAACGGTAATGACTGTACAAGTCGTGAACAAAGTTGAAACGATCCAACGCACTTCGGTTGTGTGTCCGAAGTGCAGTCACCACATGCACGTTCACTGGTACGTAGGTTTCGTACTGAGCGACCGTAAGAAGGCTGAGGGAAAACCTCCCACCTTTGAAGCGACGTGTGGTGGTTGCGACGTCTCGTACGAGTTCTTCGTTCATTCGCCAACTGACATCGACTTCAAGGAGATCGCCACCAAGCAGTTCTCTGGTCTGATGTTGGTCAAGCGTCCTGACGAAGAGCTCTACATGGTGGTTGAGCAGAATTTCTACGTTCGGAATGGCAAGGTCGATCTGGATAACGAATTCTGGATCAACGAAAGCACCTGTCCGACCAATTGGTTCAAGGTGCTGTTGGTCGCTGAAGACGGTGACCCTGATCCGCACGGCGTATTCCAATGGGTGCGGGCACTGACCTTCGTCGAGATCGAGCAGAAGTTCGGTTACGAGCGCGATTTCCTCCGTGGCGAAGGCGACGACACCAATGCGGTTGAAGAAGCCATGCTGCACATCTTCCCAGAGATCGCCAACGGCGGTACCTTCATGGAAGGCGAGGCGGTAGAAGTGGTGAATGTGATTCCGTTAGCACTTGAACAAGAGGTGCCGACAGAACCAACGGTGACCCTGTTACGTGAGACAGACGACTGGCCGGACTTGATCAACCTACTTCACTACATGGGCGACCATGGACTGAGCGAGGAACAAGTTGATCACTGTCACGACATGTTCGAGTATCAACCCCACCAACCAACGCACAGACGCACCATGAAAGTCTATCTGGCTGCCGATGGACTCATCCGTCTGACGATGAATGCTTACAACGTCGAGTTCGAACAGTGGTTCCAAGCGGACACTGAACTACTCGCACGCCTGCAAACCCAGTAACGCCCTCCAACACTCAGTCTGAACAAGACGTAAGGACACCATCATGATTGATGACGAACTGAAAGCGCAGATGAAACTCTTCGACGATATGGTGGATGAATGCAAATTCAAACTCCAATGTATTGAGAAGTTGCTCGGTGCCTCCTATGCGAAAGACTTCCCTGAAGCGACCGTGTCGGCAATCGTCGATGATGTCCTTCGGTACAACATGATGCTCACCGACATCGCCAAGTTCGTGCGACGGCGTATCCGCAATGAGCTTCACGAACTGGTGTTCACGCACGCCATCGAGCGCGCTAACGAAATCATGAAAGATCATAAGTCATAAGGACCCTCCAATGAAGTACAACGAAGTCATCGCGCTGACCGTCCTCTCTGGCATCGACCATGATGGGATCCATAAGACTCCAAACCGGTACTGGCCAGATCACGCCAACTACGATGACATGCGTGAGAAATACCCATGGTGGGTGGTTCACGTTAAAGGTGGTGGTGTGATCACCATCGGTTGGCGTAAGCGCGTTATCTGTATCGACTGGTCTATGACCAATCGCCGCGGCATCATCACCGAAGACGATGTCACCAAGGACGACACTCAGGTTCATGCCTGGACAATGGTCAAAGCGCTGGAGTATCTGCGTAAGTGGAATGAACTCCCAGTCGTGGACGTCACCGTTCCAGGTATGAAGAACTACCTGGTGGAGGGGAAAGACAAGATCCTCGAAGCGTTGGAAATGCTGGGTGGCGAATCCTCTGAAACCGCCCTTCTGAAGTCACTGGTGACCAACGCCAAGTTAGGTTGGACTCTCATCATGTCGATCAGTCGCCGTGGCGATAGCGGTCACACCTTCCACCTGCGCGTTGGCAAGATGTCCATCAGTCATTACCAAGAGGTATCGCCATAATGTTCTCCATGCAAGAGATGTTCAAGCCTGAAGACGGATACCATATCGTCGAACTCCACTGCGGTGATGATCACTTCCGCAAGGCGTTGATCGAAGCCATGAAGATCAAAGGTTACTCGGTCTACGGTTTCAGTGATCGTGGTAACAGCATCCAGTTGAACTTCGTTACTGACGAGTTTGCCGAGCAGCTGCGCGAGCGTCATCTGGAAAGCTGCCGTAATTCACTGGGTGGGGCGATTGACCCCCAGGTGATCAGTCGACTGTTCCGAGTGGGCGAACCACCTGCCAAGGCTGTTATCGTCGAACTCAACGCTGAAACAGGTGGGGTGTTTGTCGATCACCACGCTAACATCGGCATGAAGGTTGAGTGATGGAACGTAAGTTCATTGTCATGCACAAGCCTACCGGTGAACGGACAGATATCGTGGGCGTCGAGGCGTTGGCTAAACACCTTGGCGTCCCTGTATCTGAAATCCTGCCAGTGCGCATGTTCAAAGTAACGTACGACGATAATGTCGTACACGAACTTCTACCGAGTGAATCCGATGAGTAAGCATCGTTATCGCAGCAAGGTTGTTATCGACGCCGTTCAGTGGGACGGTACCAATGCCGAGGAAGTTAAAGAGTTCCTGGGTCAAGCCGCTCGCCATTACGCGTTTACACGACACGGCGATGGCATGAACTTCATGACCGACTGGGGTACCGTCCACATCAAGAAAGGTGACTTCGTCACCCGTGACGACGATGGTCATGTCAGCAACAACTCCGCTGAGACGTTCGCGACGTACTACGAACGTGTCGAAGTGGTGGCGTAATGCCGGTTGCTTATTATCGTACTCGGGTCGTCTTCCAAGGCGTGCAATGGGACGGAACTAACGAGATCGAGATCGCTACGTGGATGGCCAGAGATGGCATCGACATGACGATCATGGATGACGGTACTCGTCGTCTAGTCGCAATCGTTAGCTGGGGACTGCTGACTATCAATGTGGGAGACTACATTGTCCGCAGTGGTCATCGGTTCTTCGATCGTGCGTCTGGTGAAGACTTCCTGAAGATGAATGAAGAGCAGCAAGCGTAAACGGTATACGGTCGGTGGGAAATCCCACCGACCTATCCCTTCTTTTTTTGTCCTTATCCGCCAATTGTATAGGTTACGCACATCTATGAATTGGGGGCTGGTACTGTGTCTTTATCACTATTACAGGAATTACAAGAACTGTCGAAGTCTTTCAACGACTTCGTCGCGGTTGTCAAAAACAAATTGGGTACGAAACTCGGTAAGCTTGAAAAGGCTGCTGACTCGGCCAAGCTTGAAGGTAAGACCTTCGATGAGTTGGCTGCCGGCTCTCAAGGCCTGGTGGGACAACTACCCTTCATCAGCAAAGACAACGTGAGTAACGCCTTCGCGGCTGCTGAACTCACCACCAAGATCCGCATGGGTAACGCGGACTCTCAGATCACCGCCATGAAGAGTACGTCGCAATCCTTTGCTGACATCTTCAGTAAGTGGTTGCGTACTTCTCACAGCACCACAGGCGTGTTCCCAGCCCAACCGGCCGAGTTGGACTCCTGGGCTTACGATGCACCGACTGACAGCGTCAAGATGCTCATCAACTCCAACACTCTGTTGAGTCTGGTGAGTCCGTACGCGTTTGACGAATACGTGTTCGATGTGGTGGTTTCTTCGACCAACCAGGACGATGACGGCTTGGGTCTGGTCCTCGCCTTCAAGAACATCGGTGGCGTTGAACACACGCTGGTTGCTCAGGTCACCACGGGCGGTATGGACTGGAACGCCTTCGGTACCACCAACGCCAAGCTGAACATCGTGGTCAACCTGTCGCAAGGTCTGGCGCGCGGCATGAAACTACTCTTCACCAAAGACCTCGGCCCACCCCGTCAAGGCTTTAACGGTCCTGACTTCGCAGCGGGTATCCGTATCCGCGCAATCCGTAACCTCAACGGCACCATGACGGTCCAGGCGATGAAGCCTGACGGTACGAACTTCTCCGGCGGTGAGTGCAAATGGACGGGCGCTATCCCAGACCCATTCAAGTCCAAATGCGCGATTGGTTACTTTGCCATCTCCCAACCTTTCGGTACGTACGCCAACCTTACGGTCCCTCAGCCAAAGACGGACATCATCGACAGCCGTAACCTCGACATCCATCGGTGGAACAACACCACCAGCTCGTGGTCGATCGTCGGTAAGGCAGGTACCCTCCTACCGAAGGGCCGCCTCTACAAGAACACCGAAGGCACTCGCCGCACCTACTACATGGACCTCGAAGGTCAGTTGGCTGAAATGGACGCGTACGAGGTCACTGTCCCGGTGAACGAGTACATTACCCTGGCCGCCGGTGCGACCAAGGAGTATGACATCCAGACCATGCTGGGTGCATTCGTGGCCAACTACGACATCAAGACGGCTGACGTGGTGTTGCGAGCTAAGGACACTAACAGTGCTTCTCCGATGTTCAACGTCTACGCCAACGCCGAGGGTTACGCAACCTACGGCATTCGTGATGAACGCTACGTGGTGATCGCTAACCAGTCGGCAGCCTCTGCTGCGCTGTACGTCAAAGTCACCGTAAAACCTAAGTAAGGACTGAGCGATGGCCGATATTTCATTTGACGTGGCGGAGGGGTTCTACCTGACTCCCTTCACCGCGCGGATGATTCTTAGCGGGAACGTTAAGAATCTCCAATACAGCGTAAACGGCGCACCGCCTTCGATCTCCAAGTACGTGGCGTACGATAACCTCGTACCACCTAACCCGTTCATCGCGGTAACGCAGGACGGCAACGGTAACGTGGTGTACGACGGCGGATTCCCGAAGTTCTACAACAGTAACGCGCCGACAGCTGGGATCAAGGATTCTGTCTCGGTAGAGTTCAACGCTACCTGTGATGGGTTCTCAGCGACTGGCAACTGCTTCTATTACAACCAGTTCAGTGCCGAAGTGGTGACGATCGCAGCGGGCGACAAACTCGTCTACGACATGCTGACCAACGACAGCAAGATCCGGGCAGGTATCGATGCTACCACCAACGCCCAACCGGCTACGCCGTATTACTCGCTGCGTGACTGGGGTGTTGGAGTTCTTGCTCCCTACGGTGTGTTCGACCAGAACGGATTGACGTCTCACCCGGCAGTGGATGTCGGTGCACGGGCGTTGAACCAATGGTACCACCGTGAGTTCGACCTGACTAAATGCGCTGGTGCTGTCTTCCGTAAATGGACGATGGCGTACGAGGGTGAAGAGGCGGGTAACTTCTCTGTTCGTTTCCGTGACATTTACATCGTCGACGCATCGGGTAAGATCAAGGCGACCCTGTTCAAGGACAAACTGACAGTGCCGGGTAACACCAGTACAGAAGTGGGTTCATCGGGTTACTCCAACCTCAGTAAGGTGACCTACGATCCACGCGCCCAACTGACCGCCTCGTTCAAGTACCTGTACAACGCAATCCTTTGGGTAGCGAACGAGAAGAAGTTTGCAGCAGGTAATCGTAAGATCCTCATCATGGGCGATACGCTGGCGGCTACTAACTACTCAGTCAAGGGTACTGGCGGTAACTCGTTCTTGACGAGCTTTACTCGCCTGTGCGCGACGGTCGGCTTTACGCCCACGTTTGTAGACCCTGCCGATTATACTGGAGGTAAGCTCGACACTCCACTGGCCTTGATGGAGCAGCATGCGTGCGTCTTAATGATGTCAGCTGGGTCTGGGTTGTCTGAACTGATCACCGATGCGTGTGTGGACGCTCTTGTGCAGTATCGTCAGGACGGCAGTGGGATCATCATCATCACAGACGATGGTCCGGTGTTCACTGACATCTCCCAAGCCTATCCAGCGCCAAAGGTGTCGCGTCAGTTCTTTGCGACTGCCAACCACCTGGCGGTAAGGTTCGGTACCTACTTCACGGGCAACTACGACCGTACCCCTGTCAACGTGGGGTTCCTGCGTTCTAACTACGGCGATCACCCGTTGTACGCTGGGATGGAGGATAACGAGAGCATCAACGCAGGTGGCTCTGAGAGTCGGGTAATGGTTCAGCAGTTCCAGACCTACCTTCCTGGCCAGATCCAACCCTTCGCTATCCCTCTGGGTAAGACTGTTATCCAGGCGGCTGTACGACGTCTTGATGAGTCCGTGATTTCCTTTAAGATCACCTACAACGTGGGTCCGTTCGACATTGGACTCTCTCACGGCGCGTTGGTTAAGAAGAACGGCGAAACACTCGATGTCAGGGTGAGTAACCGATCTCCTGTAGCGGCAGTCTTCGCTACAGCTTCGGATGCAGCTGTCACGGCCAACATCCTGAAGAACGGAACAAAGGTCGGTGCATTGACGTACACGAAGGCTGGTGGTGTGGTACAGACCTGGTTGACAGGTAAGACCACTCCAGTGGCTGTGCAGAATGGTGATGTGTATACGGTGGCTGTACTCACCCCTATCGTGCACAACGTGGTGGTGACCATCCAACGATTCCAACCCGCCATTAAGGGGATGAAGGACTTGGCGGCGGTAATGAAGCTGCTGAGACCCTACGATCCTGCCAAGACGGACATCGATGTGGTTGAGCAATTGATCACAGAGATCGCAGCCTTGGTACCGGCGTTGCAACTCAAACATCAGCAGAACATCCCCAGCAACCTCAAGCTGTTGGGTGAGTTCTTCAATAACGAAGGAACGCAGTCGGTAGTGCCATAAAGGACTGGCTAGAGTGGAGGGGAAACCTTCCACTCTATGCTGTTTCAGTTAACTTTATTTGAGTCATACATCATGCCCGTGAACCATCACAACCCAGTCCGTGGAGGACAGAAGTATGAGTAGTTTCGCTTGCAAGATCGGTCACTTCAATCGTAAGATCGTTGAAGAGAAAGGTCCACTTCCTTATAACGGGAAGTATTTGAAGGAGGGCGTAGTGAAGTATTACTACGAGCTTCATAACACCCATGGCGTAGTGGCTGTGGCTTACGATCCGCAAGGTGTCCTGATCGGCCGGATTCAAGGCTGGCATAAGGAACGTCTGTGGGTCGAAGACGTCGAGCAATCCTGGGTCGATACCTTGGGGTCGCACGACGAGCAGGTGGTATTCAACTACCTGTAATTAGTTATACCTGGGAGAGGATGACCTCTCCCAGTTCTATTGAGACCGAGGAGGTCAGCATCATGGATTATTCAGCAATCAATCACGTCATCTACACCATCGGCCTGAAGATGGAGATGTTCGTCATCGGCGGTCCTTTCGCTGCTGGTCTGACTGAGCCACGTCTGGCCATGTCGATGGGTTCGGGTGGTGCGGTGGTCGAGCTCTTCGTATCTTCGAGTAACTTCGAAGTACTGAAGGACTACAAGCCGAAGAGCACTCTCGGTACGCTGGAGGTGGAGGAGAATAAGATCATCTACCGTGAGCGGTACATGAAGATCACCTTCCACCGCGGCCTTCCTGTCAGCTGGACTAACAAGTCTGGCTTCCAAGTGCAGGATCCTGTTCCTCTCAAGCATTGGCTCAACACCAATGGCTACGAGAGCTGGGCGGCTCTGATGCACGACAAGCCATTCGAGAAACGGATGGAGGGTTGGGAGCTGACGTTTGCTGAGGAAGCGTTCAAGGCTGCGTGTGAAGCCAACGACTGGCACACTGGGTATTCGGATGACTACTCGGTGCAACGTCGTGGTGACGCAGCCTACGCTGCGCTGGTAAAGATGAGGGATGAACTTGGTGGTAACGCCAAGGCTATCTTCGACTGGTACTCCAACCAGT